GTCTGCTGTCTTCTAAACCATATTCAATTGTAACCATTCTAGCATTTGTCTTTTTAGAGTTTCCAAATTCAGCTCCAATAACCTCTGCTTCATATTCACCATCTTCGATTTCTTTGAACCCTCCAGCTGCTTCATCTACTCCTTCGTTCTTTTCAATGTCATCGAAAATCTCGTCTAAATCATTTAATTCGTCCATGTTAATTTCCTTTCTATTCACTGCTTGCCTTCCTGCGGTCAAGTCTCATGTGATTATTCTTTGACAATATTGTTCATAAAATTGTCATAACCCTGTGGAATTTGTGTTTCTTTAAGTTTGAAACGTGTTCCACCAATCTCATTGTCATTATGTCCTATTCTTAGAACATAAGCTGAGTCGTTCTTTTCAGAGGTTTCTTTCAAACATCTTCCCACTACTGTCATGATACCAGTCATTTGTGTTAGCATCTTGCTTTCAAATTTTGGTACATAATTTGTGATTTCTCTACCAAATTTATTTTTCTCAGTTGTAACATCTTCGTGACTAATAAATATGATATTATCACATAGGTTAGAGATTTTTGTAATTACACCCCAGAAAAATTGACGTACCATCTTATAACCTCTATATGGAATATCTCCTTCGTCTTCAACATTGTTTTTGTCTAAGACATAAGTTCTACAGATGTCATAAAGGTAGTCAATAACGTCAATAACTAACCATTGAGGAGCTTCTTTCTTTAATTCAGCGATGGCATTCTCAAGATCCTTATAATTTTTAACTCTCATGATGTCTTCTTTTTTAAATAGACCTTCTGCATTACCATCCGTTGAAATGATTTTAGCTCCTGGAAATTGACTAGCAAATGTTGTTTTACCACTAAATGGTGCTCCATATAACCAAATACGCATAACCTGATTTCCTCCTTTCTTCCTTCGAAAGTCTTATTTAGTTTTAGGACTTAAATAGTTGGTCCATCATATTTCCAAAATATTAGGAGTATGACCTTATTATAATATCATACTCCTTTTAAAATGTAAACAGTTTATAAGTAATTTTTTAATTATTTTTTTGCTGTTTCTTTTTTCTCAGCTTTAGCAGCTTTCTCAACTTTTTCTTTTCTTGAAAGTCTTAAAGTTCTGATAGCTTCTTTTTCTGTTTTAGCAACTATTTCTGCTTTATTGTCTGGAGTAAAATAACCAGCTTTAAGAGTTATTTTAGCCTCGCCTTCTTTACTTTCAGCCTTTGCTACCTTTCTTAGTTGAGATTTTGGTACTTTGAATTTAATTTCGTCCATATCTTTCTCCTCCTTTACTATATGGATTTTCTACATTCGATTATGTCAGATCTCTCGAGATGTTTAGATTATCATTATACCACGTCTAGAGCATAATCTCAATGTTTTATTACTTTTTTTCTAATCGGTCAAATCGTCCAAATTAGTTGTGCCGACTGCCATTAGTAAAACGTCATTTCTATCTTTTTCTGGAATTTCTGATAGTAAATGACCTATGATGTCGGCCACCATAATTTTTTTAGTTTTTATGTCTGTAGTTTTGATTCGCATTCGAGTTCCTTTTCTACAGTAATGCAATTCTAATAGTTCTTCGTTCAGATATTCTTTAAGACTAGGTATGTTTTCTTTATTGATTTCAGTCTTTTGTATTAATAAATCAGTTAATTTGTCTAGTTCTTCAATAATTTTATCTGCATCCTCTTCATTTTTGGCTTGAAATTTCATCACCTTTTACCTCCTAATACTCTACTGAAGTTCTAATGCTTGCTTTAACATCAGACTCTTTAACATATTTGTCATACATTTCTGGATGGTCTTCTTGGAATTTTTTGCTGTCAAAACTTTTTCTTTTACTTGGTCTAACGTATGTGAATTTTAGTCCATCTAATATTACTGAATTCGGTGCATCTGTTAAACTTTCCCACATTTCAGTCAATTTATCTTTGAATTCTTTTTCTTCTTTCTCAAGTTCGGCTTTTAAAGCTAACATCTTTTTATATCTTTTAGCAAAATCTTTTGGAGCCAAATCTTGAGCAATTGTGTCTAGAGATGTTTCTTCTCTCTGGAATTCACATTCTGGATCCATTTGTTCAGAAAATGCTCTTTGTTCTTTTTCAATAAATTCTTTCTTTTCCATAATTATTTTTCCTCCTCTTTCTTAATTCTTTCAACTACCAAGTCAAAGTAGTCAGCCAATTTACGTTTTTCTAACTCCTCTAATAATGCTATGTAAATTGGAGTTTCAATTACCCAGTCCATTGCTGGTCTTGGTGCTAATTTGTTATTCTAATCTCACCTCCCTTATTCTAATTCTTTATATTTGTCTAAGCCCAAAATCTTAGAGTTTTCCTTAATCAAGTCTGAGTTCAATTGCATAGTCAATTCATGTTTTTGTAACTCATCATATTTTAATAAATCCACATTTGTATTTGTTAGAATTCTTTTGGCTTTATCTAACTGCTTTAAGGGTCTTTTGATATATGTCCTATATGTATAACTTTGTATCTGATTAGATTTCAATATGTAATAACCAACTTCTGGAATTGCTTTAATGATAAATCCATAATCCACTAACCCTTCCTTAGCTCTTCTCATTGTGTTGTTTTTAAAATGAAAGAACTCTAAAGGTTCTTGTAAGTTATAATGAGTAAAAGATTGTAATTCGTCATAAGTAACTTGTTCTCCCTGCTTTTTGGTTCTAAAGTAGTTTATGATGTTTTCGAATTCAAAAACCTTTTTCTTTTTCTCCATCATTTTCACCTCTCTTTCCAACTGGGACTTCTAAAGCTTCCCATAAATTCCAACCCAAATACATTCGAGTGTAAAATGTCTTTTGGTTTATACCTAATTCTTTTGCAATCTGAGAATATCTTTTGTAATTTTTACCTTTATATGAAATTTTGGTTTTGGTTGCTTTTCCATTTTTTCTACTCCCTTTATTGTACATGTGATGTCTTGTTTCACTCTTATAAGCCCATTCTAAATTCCCAACCGAGTTATCAGTTTTCTTTTTTGAAATATGCATTACTTCGTCTTTGAATAATGGGTTAGGAATATAAGTCTCAGCTACAAGTCTTGCTACCATATAATCTTTTGCAACATTGTCTTTAGATAGTCTTACTTCACATTGTCCTGTTCTTTTATTGATTTTCTGTTTTAATATTCCAAATTTACCAGTGTTGTTATAGTTCAGAGAACCGATCTGGCCATTGGTAGAAGCTTGGTATTTATTTTCAAACCCCGGTATGTCTGACCAGATCTCTTCCTCTCCCATCTTAGTAAACCTCACTTGCTTTGATGGTTGGTACTCCTTGATAACCACCATTCCAAAGATAAGTTGGGTTGCCTTCATATTCTTCTATGATGTCTGTGTCCAAAATATGTTTACAACAATTTTGGATTTTGCTAGTTGTTCTCGAATAATATTGAGTATTCAAGTGGAATTTTCCATTGTCATCTCTATATGCTATCACTGTAGAATAGTTGATTAGTTCATCTCCTTTGATGTATAAATGTCCAGCTATACCTTTTGTTGCTCCTTCTTTGAATTCTTTAATTAAATCATGGTTTGTCATAGTCCTATACCTCCTTAATTTCAAAATAGTGGAAATTGTCTTTTGCTTCACATTTTTCTTTAATTCTAATAGCCTCTTCTTTGGTTAAATCATTGCCCATTATGATGTCATTGTATTCATTAGTGCCTAGCATTACTACTTTGTAACTTTTCATAATAATCTACCTCCTCAACATTCGATGTATGAAATTAAATCTAATGGGTCTTTAAAATTTTGTTGTTCCAAATGGTCTAGGTATTTTGGATTTTCTTCAATATATATTAATAGTCTACCATATAAACCTTGTGATTTTGCCAAACTTTTGATGATTTCTAATATTCTTGTTTTGTCCATATTAACCACCAACCCTTCTTTTTATTTTATTATACCATAAAATACGAGAAAAGTAAACAGTTTTTAGAAAAGTTTTCGAAGTTTTACAAATGTGTAAAATAAAGTTTCATTTTGTCAATAACTTTTACTTTTCCATAGTATTTACTTAAAATTCTTGCATATTCACTTTTAAGCAAGGTGTATTTTGCTTCACATTCCTTTTTGGTAAAACTCATTATATTACCATGGAACATTAAAATGTTTCTATCATTAAACCCAATTTGTGCTCCATAATCAATTTTAGAGATAAACTCTTTTAGTTCTTCAATTAAGTCTGTGTGACTGTTAAACTCATCAAAATTTGTTATAGTCTCAACATCCATTGTGAACTCTATTCCTTTTCTCATTCCATTTTCTCCTTTCTTATGAAAATATAACATAAACTAAAATTGGTATATAAAATAGTGTTAGACAAATCAAAACATATTTCCAATCGTAAGCATAATTTTTCTTAATAATAGCTATAAGTTTTGTAATTAAAATTGTTGCAATCAAACAAATTATATAAATTCTTAATAAATTCATATCATTTCCCCCTTTACATTAATTCT